GCAATCGCTACTGCAGCGAAGTATCAACTATTCGAATTGAATGATGAATTCACACAAGCGGTATTCCGTAACATGGTTGAACCATATCTTCGAGGAATCAAAGGTCTTCGAGGAATCACCGATTATCGTGTTGTTTGTGACGTCACAAACAACACCGGTGAAGTAATCGATTCAAATGGATTCGTTGGTGACATTTACATCAAAGCTCCACGTTCCATCAACTACATTCAACTCAACTTCATTGCTACTCGCACTGGTGTTGAATTCAATGAAATCATCGGCCGTAATGCCTAATTCACCCGCTAAACGCAACATTAACTAAATACTATCATGGCAAACCAAGGAGTAGACGATTTCAAAGCAAAACTGATTGGCGGAGGTGCCCGTCCTAACCTATTTCGAGTCTTTTGTACTTTCCCGGCTTCCACCGGTGGAAATACTGAACTCGCATCATTCATGATCAAGGGCGCTTCCCTCCCTTCAAGCGTGATCAACCCAATTGAACTTTCAATTCGAGGTGGGCGTAAACTCAAACTCGCCGGGGACAAGATCTTCGAGCCATGGATCCTTACGGTCATTAACGATACAGGTATGGAAATTCGTAACGCCTTTGAACGTTGGTCAAACCTCATTCAAAGTAATGCTCTTAATACCGGCGTGGTTGGAGGTTACACTACTGATATGACGGTTGAACAACTCACCCGTTCAGGTGAAGTTGCAAAGACTTATCATATTCGGGGTGCATGGCCTTCGAATGTGACGGCAATTGAATTGAGTTACGACCAGTCCGACTCTATCGAAGAATTCACGGTTGAACTCAGTTACAGTTACTGGGAATCACCTGAATCGACGGGTGCGTAAGTAATCAAACTCACTACAAATGAGGAGGGACATAATCTACCTCCTCATTTCTCGTACTAAATAATTGCATGAATATATTTGGAATTGACCTCTCAGAAAAAATCCTCGGTAAGAAGAAGAATCGGAATTCTGAAATTACGAATGAAAAGGTAGTCTCCTTCGTAACGGATGCAGAGGCCGATGCCGGTGCACTTGTCATCGGTGCCGCAGGTGGTTGGGCCGGTCACTTTGTTGACATCAGCGGTTCAACCGCGGGAAGTGACAAGGACCTCATTATGCGATATCGTCAGGCCGCAACGTGCGCCGAATGTGATACCGCAATTTCAGACATCGTCGATGCAGCGATTGTCTCGCCAATGAATGGCACGAGTGTTGACATCAACCTCGATGAAGTTGACACTACCGCAAGCATCAAGAAGAAGGTCCACGAAGAATTCAAAACGATTCTGAAACTCTTCAAGTTCGCTAAGAACGGAACAGACATTTTCCGGTCGTGGTACGTCGATGGTCGGTTGTTCTACCACATCCTCGTTGACACGACCAAGCCCAATGATGGCATTCAAGGACTTCGCAAAATCGACCCATGTAAGATCAAGAAGGTCCGCGAAATTAACACAATTCACGATCCGAAGTCCGGTGCACACATTGTCCAGACTGCTGCTGAGTATTTCCTCTTCAGTGAAATCGCGCAGAACACCAACTCTACGACTGGCGTTAAGATTGACACTGAGTCAATCATCTACACTCCCTCGGGCCTACTAGATGAAACGCAGAAGCAAGTAGTCAGTCACCTCCACAAAGCACTCAAGTTGGTTAACAACCTACGGATGCTTGAAGATGCGTTGGTCATCTATCGTATTTCCCGTGCGCCTGAACGCCGAATTTTCTACATCGACGTCGGCAACCTTCCAAAGGGCAAGTCCGAAGAATACGTTCAGGGCATCATGAGCAAGTACCGAAACAAACTCGTGTACGACATGGTCACTGGTGAAATCCGGGATGAACGTAAGACGATGTCCATGCTCGAAGACTTCTGGCTTCCTCGTCGCGAAGGTGGCAAGGGCACGGAAATCACGACACTTCCCGGTGGTGAAAACCTCAGTCAGATCGAAGACGTCAAGTTCTTCCAGCAAAAACTCTATCGAGCTCTGAACGTTCCGGTTGGTCGATTGGAAGGTGAGAACGCATTCAGCATTGGACGTTCCACGGAAATTTCCCGTGATGAAGTGAAGTTCCAGAAGTTCATCACCAAGATTCGTAAGAAGTTCTCCTTCCTACTCCTCGATGCCCTTCGTACCCAGTTGCTTCTGAAGTCCATCATCACCGATGACGACTGGAAAGAATGGAAAGAAGTCATCGCAGTCGAATACTCGGAAGATAACTACTTCACCCAACTCAAGGAATTCGAAATTCTCCGTGAACGTGTCACCATGCTTGACGCAATTCAGGCCCATGTTGGCAAGTACTATTCCGAAAAGTGGATTCGCAAGAACCTTCTCGGGTTTGACGAAGAAGACATCAAGATCATGGACGCTGAAATCGCGGACGAACAGGAAGCGCAAGCACCAGAAGATGGTGCTCCTCCAGCTGGCGAAGGCGAAGGTGCCGATGCTGCATTCGCTCCTCCAGCAGATGACGGAAGAGCGCCTGACGGTGAAGGTCCGTACAATGGTCCTCTCACTTCTAAGAAACCCACGACTTCGAATCCGTCAATCACGAAACCTACGAAGACGAAATCTGCAAAATCTGAGGCCGGTGCTCGTCTACGAGACGCCGAGAAACAGGCGATGAAAGGTGCTTAACAATAGATAGAAATATATGAAACTAAATTCTGTAACGAAACTCCTGAACGCAATTCAGGGAGGTGACGCCGGTGACCAAAATGCCGCATTTCAAAATGTGATGCGGGAAAAGGTAGCCACGGCGTTGGACGTCCGCAAGGTCGGTCTCACTTCCGAAATCTTCAATGCTGCGTCTCAGACCGAAGGACTCGGTGAGGACTTCACCGCACTTCGAAAACTCGCGTCTGTGACGGCGGGAAAGTCCTACACTCGGTGGACGAACATCAATAACCGAGTCGTAAAGGCGCAGGTGAAAATCGTTGAGGTCAAGGTTGAAGCCGGAACTGGACACGCTATGGTGTACTTCAAGGTGAACAACGATCCTGCCATCAAACACATGGAACGAAAGATCTTCCTCGCGAAACTCGTGACGGAAGGTGTTGATGAACCTCTCCTCGAAGATTTCGCCGACGAACAAGAAAATCTCTCCTAACAAGTTAATGAAACTCATCACCGCCTGGACTGACCAAGATCTCAATTACCTCGTCGAAGACGTCGCGGGTTCCAGTGAGCCACAGGTTTTCATCGAAGGTCTGTTCATGCAGGCGGACGTACTGAACCGCAACAAGCGTGTTTATCCTCAACGGATCTTGTTTGCGCAGGTCAACAAGTACATCTCTGAAAAAGTTCTTCCCGGTCGCGCAGTTGGTGAATTGGATCACCCACAAGGACCGAAAATCAATCTCGATAGAGTATCCCATCGAATCATCAACCTTCGCATCGAAGGAACCTGCGTCTATGGGAAGGCACTCATTCTTGACACACCGATGGGGAATGTCGCAAAAGGACTGATCCGCGGTGGTGTGAAGTTGGGTGTTTCTAGTCGTGGCATGGGCACTGTTGCTGCCGGCCGAAATGGTACGTCAACCGTCAAAGAGGACTATGTTCTCGCGACCGTTGACATTGTTCAGGATCCATCCGCACCTTCCGCATTCGTAAACGGAATCATGGAAGGTGTCGAATTCATCTGGGACAATGGTGTTATCAAGGCGCAACGTATTGAAGAATACAAGACTGAAATCCTCAAAACTACGGGACGAGACCTTTCGCAGGTTCAGTCTCGAATCTATGAAGACTTCCTCTACAACTTGAAAACCGGAAAACTATAAATAAACACAATGGCCAAGCCAAACACAACTCCTGAACTCGACACCGATCTTATCGAAAATTTGACGGAAGAAGAACTCGCCCTCAAGCTCCTCGAACTCGCCGAAGGCAAGTGCGCCAAGAAGGAAGGTACCGATCCTGATGAAAAGAAGGACGATGGTGAAGACGACGAGGAAGACGATCTCGACTCGAAGGCCGATGACGGCGACGAAGACAAAGACGGCGTTCTCCTGAACGAGAAGAAAAAGAAGAAGAGCAAATTCAAGGGCACTTGGATGGAAAGTCTCAATCTCGACGAAGACACCGACATCACCGAAGCAACTTTCACCCACGACGTCACCGTTGACCCGGACGACAAAGAAGCTACCGCGAAGTATGTTGCGAAGCACAAGGCTCTCGGAGTTACCACGACAGTGAAGAAGGCTCCCAATGGTTGGAGCGAAGCAAGTCACACCGGACCGAAGAACGTTCTGAAGAAAATGGCCGTCAAGCATTACGGCAACGAAGCCAAGGATATGGCCGGGCATCTGTTCGAAGGAACCGACGTCGACGATCCAACGCAGGTCAAGAAACCCGAACCTGATTCGAAGGCCGCGGGCGACGCAAAGTCCATCAAGGAAAAGGAACTCGCCAAGGCCGGTTGCGACAACGCGACTGAAAACACCAAGGTCGAAGACGCCCCCGAACTTGCCGAAGGCGCCAAGGAAATCCAAATGAAGGTGAACGACACCGGCACCATGAAGAAGAGTGGACAACTTGCAAAGGTTGTTGTTCTCAAGACTGGTTCGTCTCGTTACGAAGTGCAAGAAGTTTCGGCTGACGGCAATCCTAAGGGACTTCCATTCAAGGTGAACAAACTCAAGATCACTCCTTCTCTGTTGGCGAACCTCGACTTCACCGAAGAACTCAATGCTATCGTCTCCGACGAGGAAAACCTCAGTGAAGGTTTCCGCGAAAAGAGCGCCATCATTTTCGAAGCAGCACTTTCCTCTCGTCTCCGTGACGAAAAACAGATTTTGGCTGAGCAGTATCAAACTACTCTCCAAGAAGAAACGGCACAGATCCTCACCGATCTCTCAGCCAAGATTGATAGTTACTTGACTTACGCAGTTGAAGCATGGGTGGGTGACAACAAGGTCGCAATCGACGAAAGTCTCCGGACTGAAATCGCAGAAAGTCTCATCACTTCTCTGAAGAGCGTCTTCGTTGAGCACTATATTGAAATTCCCGAAAGCAAGCGTGATCTCTTCACCGAACTGGAGAAGAAGAACGCCGAACTCAAGGAATCTGCGGACGAAATCGAAAAAGCCAACGCGACTCTAGCCGGCCAGGTGCAAACCTTGCTCCGCGACAAGATCCTAACGGAAGCTTCAGTAGGTCTCGCCGATACACAGGCTGCTAAACTCGTCGAATTAGTCGAAGACGTTGAATTCGTCGACGAGGACACCTTCTCGAAGAAGGTTGCAACACTCAAGGGAAGCTTTTTCGCGGCGCGGAAAGTGAATACCCCAAGTGCCACAGAAAAAACTGGTGTTAAAACCATCGTCGAAGGAGTCGAGGATTACAACCCCGAAGATCCTGACATGGCCCGATACGCAGCAGCATTGAAGCGCGCCAACAACCGTTAACCAACACCCAACTCTACAACCAAACAAACATATGTTCAACGCAGAACTGTACAAAGAAAAGTGGAAAGACATCATCGAATCAGCTGACGCTTCTCCAATCACCGATCCTCTCCGTCGCGCCGTCACGACCCTCATGCTGGAACAACAGCAACGGGCATGTCGTGAAGAACGCGGTCAGTCGACCTTCCTCGCGGAAGATGGTTCCGGCCAAGTGAACACCGCCCTTCCAGGCGCAAGTAACTGGGATCCTGTCCTCATCTCCCTCGTCCGTCGTGCAATGCCTAACCTCATTGCCTATGACGTCGCCGGTGTTCAGCCAATGAATCAGCCTACGGGTTTGATCTTTGCAATGCGCTCCAAGTATCTCACTCCAACCGCTGGTGGTGATGCATCGACGGAAGCCTTCATGGCAAAGCCTAACACGGCGTTCTCCGGTCCGGTCACAACCGCACAGGGTGAAGCCCTCATCAACTCTTCTGCGCATGCTTCCGGTAAGACGGTCGCTGGGGGTGGTTTTGGTAACATGGGATTCACCATCGACAAGGCAACTGTCACTGCACAAACCCGTGCTTTGAAAGCTGACTACACGATGGAATTGGCACAAGACCTCAAGGCCGTCCACGGTCTCGACGCCGAAACCGAATTGGCCAACATCCTCTCGACCGAAATCCTCGCGGAAATCAACCGAGAAATCTTGGTCGCCATCAATACGGCCGCTGTTGTCGGAGCCGAATTCACCACTGACCCAGGTACCTTCGACCTTCAGATCGATGCCGACGGTCGTTGGGCAGTCGAACGCTTCAAGAGTCTCGTGTTCCAACTCGAACTCGAAGCCAATGCTATCGCCAAGGCAACCCGTCGCGGTAAGGGCAACAACGTCATCTGTTCCAGCAACGTCGCTTCGGCACTTGCAGCAGCTGGTGTTCTTGACTACACTCCCGCTCTCAGTACCAACCTCCAAGTCGACGACACGGGCAACACCTTCGCGGGTGTCCTCAACGGTCGCTTGAAAGTCTGGGTTGACCCATACGCAGAAACGGATTACATCACGGTCGTCTATCGTGGTCCAAACCCATACGATGCAGGTCTCTTCTACTGCCCATACGTCCCACTCACCATGGTCCGTGCAATCAGTGAAAACGACTTCCAACCTCGTATCGGCTTCAAGACCCGTTACGGCATGGTCGCTAACCCATTCGCTCCCGGTGCAACCAACGGCGGAATGGGAACTCCCGGTGCAAACCCATACTTCCGTACGTTCGAAGTTACCTCGATCAACCAACAGGTGATCGAAGAAGGTTAAACGTACCCGGCAGAATAACTCACTCAAAGGGACCTCAGTAATGGGGTCCCTTTGTTGCGTGTGATAGATATGAGTATGGCTCTAATTAAGACTGTTCCTACCGCAAACACTAACTTGCTTTCACCTCTTGGTTGGAGGTTGAACTTTAGTGATAGTC